ATGGAGACAATAGTTCTATTCCTCACGGACCTGCACATCGGGTCGAGGTGGGGACTCTGGCATCCAGATTACGAACTCAGAAGCAAGGATCACGTTACGCACATCCCCGCAATGAATAACGTGCAAATCGCGCTCTGGGACTATTGGGTGGATTTCTGTAAAAAGCTCGACAAAATCAAACCTGACATAATCTTCCTGCTCGGGGACATAATCAACGGCGGAACGAGTCACAGAAACGAATCCGTCATAGAGGATTTGAACGAACAATGCGACTGTGCTCTTACGCTCCTTCGTATGATTCCCAGAAAAGCCCGCACATCGGTTCTCAGCCTCATAGGGTCCACCAGTTATGGTCAACTATACTTGGAATTGAACCAGAAGATTTGCTCAGACCTCGGCGGGCAATTCTATGGAACAACTGGGATCTTTGTATTTGCCGGCCACAGTTTCAGAATCTACCACGGCTCAACAACAGCTTACATCTACCTTGAGCTCGTGATGGGCAGACGTCGCACATTCGCCCAAGAAGCAATTGCAAGAAAGAAGCTTCCGGAAATTGAAGGAATAATCTGCGGCCACTCACACCGCTGGCTCCATATGCGAACCATGTGGCGAGATGGGAAAGATTTCAACGTGGTCCTGTGCCCCGGTTGGGAAGGCCAAACAGATTTCATGATAATGAAAGACCCGGACAAGATGATTCCGGAAATCGGCGCGGTCATAGGCCGCTTTGCAAAGGACTCAGTTGACTTCCACTGCATTAGATATCATACCCCTCTTGGAATCTCACAACCTGTGAGGGCCTAACTTGCCAGAACTGGTGCCCATCCACTTGAGCGCGGAGGATGTGAGACGAGCACTGCTGGAAGAGGCTAGGAAATACCCTCAACGACGGCCTTGGGAAGCATGGGAGGACGAAGTCCTTCGTGAGTTTCACGGTAAGGTACCGTACCATATTCTCGCTCAAAAGCTCGGGCGCACGATGAGCATGGTGTCCCACCGGCTCGAAATTCTTGGCCTAACAAAACGAAAGGCTCCAGAACCCTCTGGTAACGTTATCAAAAACAGAGCCAGAAACGGAAACTGAGTTCGACGTTCTACGGTGCTCGAACGAATCTGCGAAGGTAACAGCTTGGACTTTACAGTTGCACGCATTCACGTACCTTGGAGGAAAGACGCAGCTAATCCCGAAACTGCTGCCACTCATCCCAGATCATGAAACTTATTGTGAACCTTTTGGTGGGGCAGGCAATCTTCTTCTCTCGAAGCCGCCGAGCCGCGTGGAAGTTTGGAACGACTTGGACGGCGAGCTCGCCAACCTGATGCGGGTTATCAAGACACGCCCAAAACTGCTGATTCGGACGGCACGCGCGATTCCCTACAGCCGCGCTTGGTATGAACGATTACAGCGAGAAATCAAGGACGCAGGGCTAAAAGGTAGCCAGGTGCAACGAGCTGCGAAATTCTGGTTCCTTCTCAGAGCCAGCTTCTTCGGCCACCCCGAAAAGGGTTGGCGTTTCGCCCTTCACACTACTGAGGCCATGCGCCTCGAGAACGGCCTTCCACTCATCCTGGCAGTTGCGGATAGGCTCCGGGCAGTCTACATTGACTGCTTAGATTTTCGCCGGTGCATCAAGAACTGGGACGGGCCTCAGACATTCCTCTTCCTCGACCCGCCCTATTATGGCGCCACAAAGTACCGGTCTCTGGGTCCCCAATTCACAAACCAAGACCACGAAGACTTGGCGGCACTACTGCCACACGTTGAAGCCAAGTGGCTTCTAACCTTGAACGACCATCCCCGGATCCGTGAGCTCTACCGTGGTTACCGGATAACTAGGGTAGACACGCAGATGGCCACGTGGAAAGGCCCCGTAGGTTCGAAGCGGCCGCGGTTGCGCCAGTTGATCATTCGCAATTATCGAGTGAGGTGATTTAGTATGGCAGAAAACCCTCCGGCCCCACAACCAGCAGCCCCGACAGCTCAAATGTCAGCAGTAGTTGGGACCCCCAAAGACATCCAGGGCATTATCGCCCTCGGAGTCGTTGGCGGCGCTTTCGCGATTGCGGGCATAGCTATCGCGACTGGCACGGCTGCCGCCTCCGTCCTAGCTAGTGTCCTACCATTGGCCTCAGTGGTCGTGGGCTATTACTTCGGAATGAAGAGTCAACAGTAGACTTCTACAATTATGGAATTGTAGATAGGTGGTGAATTGTTTGGCAAGTGAAAATAATGTCGTAGCGAAGCTTGCGGGCGTGAAGGAACGGTTCATGGCCGAGTTCCAAGGCCACGCAGCCCGGTTCCGCATGAACGTGCAGGAATCGCGAGAGAAATTCTTGAACGAAATCATCGAGCTCACCATGACGGACCCGAACATTGCCGCGGTACAGAAAGCCCTTGACTTCTTCAAGCCATCCAAAGAGGCGGTCGTTGTGGTTCCAGCATCTGGGCCAGCGACTCTGGTCGCAGCGCCCGTAGAAGTTGAGTCAGCAGTAGCTGTAACTCTCGCACCACCTGAGAAGGAGGGACTGAAAGCTCGAAAACGTCCCGCTGTTCCCAGCAGCTGCCCGAACTGCAGGACACCAATCTTGGAAGCCTCCGCGAACTTCTGCAGTCGCTGCGCCTACCCTCTCATAGAGGCGTAGGACTCCATGAGGAACTACATCTCTGAATTTCTAGGAGAGGTCAACCGGAAAATGAGTTTCATCAGAAAGACAGTCGTCGTTCACATCTTCGGTGCAACGAAGGGCGCCGTCGCCGACGTCATGGACGCCCACTTGGAAACTCTCAGCATGATCTTCCTCACAACCTGCTGGGCCATAGGCTACGGTTGGTTCGAGGCAGTGATCGGCATCGGGTTCCTGCTTGGGATCCCAGGCGCAGTGACAGGGCACGTTCAGTGGTACTCTTTCCTGGGAGGCCTCTATAGTTCCTACCACCTCTTTTTGGGGTTCACAATTTTCTGCATCACGTTCGGAATCGGATTTCTGAAGTTCAACCGCATGCTCTACTACCGCAAACGGTACCTGCTCTTCACATCCCTGGCCAGCTACCCATGGGCTTTGACAATCCAAGACTTTTCGTATTTCTTCTTCGCCCCGGTATTCAACGCCGGCAACTATTCTCTCAACAGTCACGCGTGGACGTGTGGCGGCCTCAACCTCGGCTGCGTCACCCTGGCGAATCCCTGGAAGCCAGAGATCCCGTTCATCATCCCGCGTTGGTACGGCGTCACGTTACTCATCGCGTGTGTTCTGTTCTTCCTGGCGTACCGGTCTGCCCTGGTGAATCTTCTCGTAACCCGCCAGGTGATGAAGGAAGCCGGTTATCTCGAGAAGGTCCGCGTAAGCGACCCATCAGTGTCCCATCAAAGAAGGCCGCAGGAGGAAACTCCTGCGGTGAGACCTTCACCTCAACCTGAGGTAAAGCACGCGGTAACCCGAATCGTCGACCAGGACCATGAGCTCCTGGTTCGTAGGTTGCGTGAAAGACTTGAACGACAAGGAACGTAGAGACCCAATGAGCAGGTCATCGTTAAGCGTGGAGAAGCGCTGGTTGGGCAGCGTCCTCGTCAGCATGATTGCTTCCACATTCATCGTCGGAATAGTGGTCACGCAGGTCCTGCAAGGCTTCACACCCATGGACTCGCTGCGCTACCTCGTTATTCTAGTCTGCGCCGCGCTGATCCTCGCCTTAAGCATCATCGCCTTCGTAGACTACTTCGCCGTGGACTTCAGCGTCAACGTGCGCCGGCAAGTCTCAATTTCCAAGAAAGAAATGATGGCGCGGAAAAATGCTGGTAGGCGAAGGCCATGAGCAAGTCCCCACCCATGACTGGCGTCCCTCTCGTAGTCTGCAGTCTCTGCGATGCCGTGGTCGACGCTGGACACGCAAGGCAACGCGTGGTCAAGACCCCGACGGGCGACAAGACGATTTGGGTTTGCAAGAGCTGCCTGCATCTCGGTTCTGAAGAAGCGACGAAGAAGTACATCATGAAGGAAGAGAAAACGGCGGACACAACCCGTTATGGTCCTTGCTGGTTCTGAAGGAAGAAGAATTGGTTGGCACTCACCTCGACACTGGCCTAGCGAAAGCGCAGGAAACCATCCAGATCATTGAAGCCTTGCGACGCGGCGACCGCGTAACCCTGATCTGGCATGATGCTTGCCGAGTCACAAACGACCCTGAGGTTCGGCCAGAATACTATTCCACGCCGAAGGAGACGCAGGGAACCGTGTACGACTGCGTCCCAGATCCCGATTACCCCGACGTGTTCTATCTGATTATATCCGGCGAGACGACCGGCGGCAAACCGGACTATTACGACTCCATCCCCATCGCATGGATAGCTAGAATCGAAAAACTCGAGGTCACACCCACGAAACACGGCAAGAAGGTGCCGAAGCTGGTCACCGAAGAGTACGTGGTCAACCGGGTGCTGAAATTCTCGGAATTACCCCAGGATGCGAAGGGCGGCAAGACGCCCAGGAAATATGTTGAGGAAATCGTGAAAGTCGTCAACGACAACGAGTGACTATCCTTGCCTGGAAAAGTACGAAGGAAAGCCGAATCTCTCAAGCACAAACTCGAAGCCATAATTCTCCGAATCCCCATCACACCGACCACGGTTACCGCTGCGCTGCTTCTCACCCAGCAAATCATCGAACTCGCACGCGTGTGTAAGGTGCCCCTTCAAGTTGAGAAGGTGGCAACCCTCGACATTGCGCCAGTGGCACCGGCTCACGTTGAGGCGGTGACTGCTGAAATCAAAGTCCCAATGGTGGAGGAACAGAAATGAAAGGAAGAACGTTAGCTTCAATCGTAGCCGTAGTAGTGATTCTCGCAACAGGCCTCGCCGTTGCTGAGGTTTCCTTGCGGCAAACCCCGAGCCCAAAGATGGCGACGGTGCAGTTCTTCTCGAATAACACGGACGGCTACGCCTGCTTCCTCAACTACGTGTACACGCTCACAGGTGCCCCGGTCTGCCTCTCCGACAACCCAGCCTTAGATCTGCCTGATAATGCAACCGTGCCGCTTGGCAGTTATGGAATTGTGTTCTTCCCGTTCGGCACCGCTTCCAACAAGTCCCTGTGGCTTGGAACGAACAATATTCAAGTTACCGGCTTTGGCCCGTATGATGTCTCGAGCTCTTGCGCGAACATCACCGTAAGAGGGGACGGCGCCATAGCCGTCTTCGTACTCCCCGACAACACGACGCCGATCCCAGAGTTCCCCCTCACCGGGGCCATGATGTTCTCAGTCATCGCAGCTTCCACCTTTCTTCTACGGCGCCGCTGATGAAGAAATCCCAAGTCCTAATCATTCTGGCAGCCATCCTTCTAAGCCTCAATCTGGCAGACGTCGTATCCACGTGGATTGCGATCAGCACCGGGAGAGGAATTGAGGCTAACCCGTTCATCATCCTGCTGGCCGGGCCATTCTCTCCGATCGCGTTGTTCCTGAAACTGGCCGTCGTCCCGGGCGCCATCCTGGGCGTCGCCTGGTGGATAGCACGCCGGTCGAAGGATCCCAGGCTTGCTATGGCAACGATCATTGCGCCGGTTGCGATGTATGCGGCCGTGGTGGCCAACAACGTCATGATAGCAGCTAAGAAAGTTGAGAAGACGGCACGCAAAGCGGTGAAGAATGCCAAACAAGGTTGAGGTGAGCACATCCAAGGCTAGGGTGAGCACACCTAAGGGTAACCCGATGTTTCGGGCCCGTCTTCCTCTCAGCTTGCATATTGAAATCGCCAAATATTGTGCGCATACCTCGACTCCGCGGAGTCAATTGATCTACCGTGCCTTGACAGCATATCTTCGTTCTGAGGTTGAACAGTTGGGTGGCTTGAAAGCGCTTCTGCAGGAGGCCCAAGGCCAATTCCTCCAACTCGAACATGTACTGGTCCATGAAGCCGTGACTAAGATTGAACTGCAGGAACAGAAGGATGCGGAAATCGCGTTACCCGTCCAAACTGAGCGTGAGAAATTATACCAAGGAACAATCGACCTCCTCGGCACGGTCACGAAGATCGCTGGAAGCAACGAATTAGCGGAAAAATCGCAGGCTAAACTTGACGCCATCCTGGTGGCTGCCGTCCTCACCCGGAACGCGGATATGATCCTGCGAAGTTACGAACGAGGCGTAGCTGAATCCTACCTACGGCAGGTGCGTGAGGGCCTTGAGCGACTTGAACAAGCGGCTCGCGCAAGCCACAAAGAAAATTGACCAAAGCCTAACCGATGACGCTGGCGAAGGTCCAGGGCCTTTTCACCGATTAAAGGAAATTGCCCGGAAGGGCCCGGTAGTGTTCTGCAAGGAAGCTCTCGGGTTCGAACCCACGAAGTACCAGGCCAAGTTCCTTGAGGACGAGTCGCAGTTCATTGCGCAACTATGGTCTCGGCAGTCCGGGAAAGATCATTCTGCTTCTAGCAAGCTGTTCTGGTTCGCGATCGACCATGATGGGGTGCAGCTGGCGGTTGTGGGGCCCAGTTTTCGGCAAAGCAAGCTGGTAATTCGCAAGATCAACGCGTTCATTCAACAGAAACTTCCCAAGAACATCCCCTATCGGGAAATCCTAGTCGGACGGAAACCGCTGAAGACGAAGGTCTCTCTGGTCAACGGCTCAATCATCGAAGCCTATCCCTGTAACCCTGACACCATACGTGGGCCAACACTGAACGGCATCCTTGCCACCGAGTTCAACTTCGTCCGTGATGATGTCGACCTGTACGACGCTATTCTTTTCACACTTGGAACCACAAACGGCTTCTTCATCGCTAACTCGACGCCCTGGTCCCGCGACCACATCTTCTACAAAATCTGCCACGACCCCGAGTTCGACGACTACAGCCGGCACCATGTCACCTGGGAACAAGCCCTAGAACCGAACGGACCTCTGAAGAAAGGGATCCTTGCGAAGATACGGAAACAATTCGCCAACGACTCCTGGAGATGGCGCAGAGAAATGGAGGCAGAGTGGAGCGAAGACGACGATTGTTGGCTCCCAACCTCCCTGATCGTGAACTGCCAGGACCCTGAATTGGAGATTAAGGAATTTGGCGGCGAACTCCGCGGCTTCTGGGCGGCCGACCTCAGCGCAGACCTCCCGCGGTGATTACTGGGTCGGGGTCGACCTCGGGAAGAAAGTGGACTACAGCGTCCTAGCCGTCATCAGGAAGGACGGCGATATTTTCCGTCTGGTTGGCCTGAAAGTCTTCCCACTTGGAACAGCCTAATACGGCGAGACAGGTGTCATTGGCTTCCTGAAGAATCTCAGCCAGAAGCTGCCAACAATCCATAAGATTCTGATGGATCAGACCGGCGTTGGGGAGAGCGTCGTAGAAGAAGCAAAGAAATCCGTACCACATGTCGAAGGTGTGATGCTCTCTGCTCCCGCCAAGCAGGATATCATGAACTTCCTCAAGATGATGATGCAACAGAAACGGCTGCTAATCCCATACCAACTGGAACTGGCCAACGAACTGAACATTGAACGATTCCAACTCACAAAGACGGGGCAGATTCAGTACAGCCACCCTGATGGGACCCATGACGACCGCACTTGGGCCGTCGGCTTGGCCGTCTACTCGACCAAAGGGCCGCAGGTCCCTGGTTTCAAACCGATTACGCGATCGTTCTAAGCGCCTTCTCGAGAGATTGGGAAATGAGTTCGAAGCTTCGGTGTTCTTCTCGGTGTCCCCGTTCATGGAACTGCGTGGCGAGAAGTTAGTCGTCACAGATTGGTTCTTCCTGGCTTGGACATTCGCGATGTTGCCCTTCTCACTGTTGCTATCGTTACGGTGAACCAGATTGTCGGTGAAGAGTGTTCTCCTTCAACTGCTGAAGTTCGGCGTCAGCGGAATCCTTGGCGTTGCAATCAGCACCATACTCTACTACGGCTTGAAGGGCCGGCTGCCAGACCTGTTCTGGACGGTGCTTCTTTACCGGTTCAACGCTGTGGACTTGGGATTCTACGAGCTCACTGCAATGATCGGTGGCAGCGTCCATTTCATGTTGAGTAAGCTGTGGGTGTTTGAGAAGTGACGAAGTCGAAGAACAAGCCCTGGCCTCCCAAGCGGCGCAAGCGTAGTAAGCGAAACGCTCAAAGTAAGCGTTCCAAGCGTCCCGCGACAAAGCTGCCGATGATGGCCACCAAGCAAGGCGAGACGAGAGATCATCGTCCCGTAGCAGGGACCAGGTCCGCGGGTTCAAATCCCCTCGGCGAATTCTCGGCACTCGAGAGGATTCCAGGCGTCACGGTCAAGGAGAACACAGTTTCCTTCCCGTATCCAGGAGCGCCGGCTGGCGTTCGGATTGCCGTTCATTCGAGTTCGAGGCGTGTTGCTGAAGCAGCTGCAATGCAGTTGAGTGGCCTCGCCAACCAGCTGTCTGCGGCTAGGTCCAGGTACTACCTGGGCATGACGCAGACCATCTATGAAGCCTACAAGGGCATGGAGAAGCACTACCGTGCCTACCGCATGGATGCGATTGTGCGCGGGTGCATCAACGCCCTCGCGTACTGGGCCACGAAAGAAGGATTCGACACGGTCCTAGAGCCCGTCGGCGAAGGTCTAACCCCCGAACAAGAGCAACAGATCATTGACGCTAACCTGCCGCTGAAGCAGTGGATTGATAAAATCAACCTACGCGTCGACTTGGACCATGTCCTGCGCGTGGCCATCATCAAAGCCAAAATCTACGGGAAGGCCGGCTTCGAAATCGAACTCAACGAGAAGAAGGAACCGAACCGCCTCATCTCCCTCCCGCTTTTAACAATATTCGACCTTCGCCCCGACGTGAACGAGGATTGGGAGCTGGAAGGTTTCTGGTGGCGCGGCCAGAAAGACTTCTACGCCCCAGGCGAACTGCTCTACTTCACGAACAACGCCCTGGAATCAGATTATGAAGGCATCAGCGATATCGAACCCGTCCTGGACGACGTGGAGACCAGGGCGAAGATTCGAATTGAAGACCTGAAGGAAGCGGCGACAACCCTCTGGGCCGGCATTGCGATCCACACCCTTGATGTGGACAAGCTGCCGGCAGGTTTGACCGACGCCGATGTGCAAAACATCATAGACGCACATATCGCTGCGCTGCGACCTGGCAAACACGTTGCCACAGACAACCGTTGGATCATCCAAGTTATCGACCTGAAGCCCAACCTGCAAAGCCTCGTCTCAGTCAAGAACGACGTGGACCAGGAGATCATCGGCAACTTCCAAGTTCCGAAATTCATCCTCAACCGCACAGAGCAAGTGAACCGGGCCACAAGCTACACCCAGCTGGAATCCTTCGTCGACGGCCCAATCTCTGACCTTCAGCGATCGTACGGCCGTACGGTTGAACAACAATGGTACGACCCTCTAACTCGTGCATTCAAGAAGATACCCGAAGGCCAAGAGCCCGATGTCCGCGTGAGGCATCGTTGGCATGAGATTCGCACAACTGACTTCTTCCAACTCCTAACCGCAGTCGCTGCCGCCTACGACGCAGGCCTCGGTATGATTGACAAAGAGAAAGCGTACGAACTCATGAAGGATGGCCCGTCGGCGAGGTTCGACCCAGCTGAACTCGCAGAAACGGAAGAGACGGAGCTGACAGGACAATGAGGCCTAGGGCTCAAATCGAAGCGGACGCGAAGGCTGGGCAACCACTCGACCCTCTCCTCCTCGAGGTACTCCTGGACATACGGAATCTCCGCGCGCGTTCGAGGCGTCAGACAGCGGTTGATGGGTGAACTCTTTGGATTATTGCCCCTACTGTAATCATCCCTTCGTCGAAGTTGAAGCAGCCGACGGCACGAAGATGCAGAAATGCATGTGGTGCATGCAGCTCTAACGCTCGCAGTTTCGGTCCCGTTCCTGCGAGAAAACGCCAGGGAGAGGCGGAACACGGGACCTGCCGAACTCCCTGATATTCTTGGTGATTTGAAAATGATGAGTGTAGAGGATGTCAAGGCAGTGAACGTGCCGGAGATTGCTAAGTTTCCGGACCGCGAGAGCTGCATAGCTGCCCACATGCAAGAAGGGCTCAGCGAGGCAGCAGCCCGCGGAATCTGCGGCCACTTGCCCAGCAAGCAAGGCCTGCGGAAAATTTCGTTCGCGTACCAGGCCACGTTCGAGCCGTACGAGGAACAGGGCAAGCACCTGGCCAAGATTCACGTCATAGATCTGGCGCCGAATCTGAACAAGTGGCAGGTTTCAGCGACCGCACGAGCGAAGGCGTTGAAATCCCTTCTTGACGCTCCCTTGCTAGGGCCGCCAGCTCCTGGAGAGCGCGGCAACGTAGTCGGGGGCGCGCCAGGCGCTCCACACGAAGGCCTATGGTCCCCGATCGGGCGCTTCATCGATTTCGAATCCAACCATGCCACCCACGGCATCGCCGAGATAACGAAGGACTACGCGTGGGAGAACATCAAGAACAAGAACTGGAAAGCCGTCAGCCCCTCGGTCCTAGCGTTCGTTGAACACCGGGAAGGTGATGTGGATGTTGTGGACGATTTCAACTTCGAACATGTGCTCTTCGTCGATAAGCCAGCCTACCCGGAGGCAGGCGTAGAATCCACCTGCGACGACGCCCTGGGATCCTGCGGCTTCAACAACGCCCTAGCTGCAGCTGCTGAGAAGCAGGGGTTCATGATCACTGACCAGGACCTGTCGGTCATGGAGAAGGCGGTGCAGAGTGCCCGCGGTATCCTAACCGCCCTCGAGGAACGCCTTGAGATAATCCTACACGGCAAACCGGCCCCAGAACCTGCGGTGCCGCCTTTGCTGCTTCCTTCTCACAACCGTGTGAGTGATGGAGAGATGAATCCTGAGAGGCCTAGTCCAAGCCCTAACCAGACGCAAGGCCTCGAGAACAAACTGGGCCAGAAAATGGAGGGTGGTAACGAAATGAAAACCACTCAAGCATCCTTCGGAGATGCTTCCTTTCCGGACGAATGCTTCGCCTACGTCCCAACTGAAGCCAAGGGCTCAGATGGGAAGAAGAGCCTTCGCGCTTTGCCATACAAGAACGCGGACGGTTCCGTTGACCCAGACCACTTGCGCAACGCATTGGCACGATTCAACCAGACCGATATCCCGTCGGCCGAGAAAGCGGGAGTTCTGAAGACGCTGTGTAACGCAGCGTCGAAGGCGGGGATTGATTCCGACTTCTGCAAGGAGCACTCTGCAGGGATGCCTCATAAGGAGAGTGAACAGAAAATGGAATGTAACGAATTACAGGCAAGAATCAGAGAACTCGAACCGCTACAAGCGAGAGTCAAGGAACTCGAACCCCAAGTAGTCCAACTCAAAGCAGAGAACGAGACGCTCAAGGCCTTCAAGGCTGAAGTCGAAAAGAAGCAGCGCATGGCCAAGGTTCAATCCATAGTGGACCTGAAAACCCATTGTGGCATGCTGGAACCAAAGGACCACGCCCAAGCTTTCGGCGACTTGGAGAAGCTATCAGCTGATGCACTCTACGCGATCGAGAAAGAACTGACAGCTGTCCAAGCACGCTTCGACGCTATGCCTTCTGGCCCAAAGGCGAAGCACACGGCTGAACAAGCGTACAACACCATCGAAGACATCAGGCAAGCAATGTTCGGTTACCGCCGAGACGAGAAAGGCCAGATCATAGGAGGTCAGTGACCATGGCATCAGCAGGCGATGTTGACATGGCCCAGGGCTTCTTCTTCTTGCCAGCCAGCAAGAACGCCACAGCAACCATCACGAAAGGCCAAATCATCAGCCTCAAAGACGGCCGGCCCTGGCAGGCTGGCGACAAGGGACCGTTCGGCATAGCCAACCAAGCCGTAGCCAGCGGCGCGGATATGAAAGGCAAAGTTGTCATTAACGGCGTCGTCTTTGTCGCGGCCGACGCAGCAATAGCGCAATTCGCTCCAGTCGTACCCGTCGACGTCGACGAAGTGGCCACGGCCACTGTTCTCGCGCTTGGAACTGGTGCCAGCGGTGGAACCGGAATGACTGGTTCACTGTTGCCAGGTGGACTGCTTCTCGGAATGGCTTTCGATGCAGCGGTCAACGATGGCGATCTCCTCCGTGTGCAGTTAAGGAACTAGGAGAGAGCAATCATGGAACAACTTGAAGGCGGACTAAAAGGAGAACTTCAGGCTCGTGCCTGGTTCGACCCGACCTCAAACAACCTTTACCAGGGCAAGATCAGCGACAGCAGCCACGTAATCTTCAACGCCCGAAATCTGAAGCAAGCTCAAATGCCCAGCCTCGCGGACATCAGCGCAGTCAACATAGCCATACTACTGCAGGAGATTCTAGGCCTAGAAAGGCCAGTCTACAACCTACGCAACACATGCCGCATCATCATGATGAATGAGCTCAAGGCCTCGATTCCAATATTCACTAAGCCCACAGCGTCTGAGAAGGTTCCACCGCTAACGGAGGCTTCACTCGAAGAAGCCGGCTGGACCAGCATAACTTTCGCGCTCTGGAAGAACGTCACTCACATCGTCATCTCGGATGAAATTCAGAAGACGGCCAACGTGGACGTTTTCGGAACTCAAACCCGAGACGCCGCAGGCGCATTAGCAGCCAGCGAGAACAAACAGATCAGCGCAGCTTTCGCCGCAGCTGGTGGCACACAGCCTGCCGCAAGCGGCCTCTGGTCCGCAATATCTAGCGGCGGCAACAACACGTACAACCCGTACACGGACATTATCAGCGCCATGACTACGATTGCAACCGCCGGCTACAGGCCGACCGCAGTAGTGATGCACCCAACCGGATGGGCACCCTTCTTCGGCAACAGCTACGTGAAAGGCTTGATGGCTGGAGCAGCGTACCCCGACCTCTCGCATGGCGGCGGATTCCCTATCCCCGGCCTACCAGGCGTAACAGGTTACAGCGACTTCTTCATACTGCCTACAACCAGCTGCTACGTGTTGGACCCAGCAGCCGCAGTAATTTTGGGATCCGGCCCGACTGAAGCGGCTAGGTACAGGAACGAAGCCGCAGGGTACGACGCATTCATCATGCGCCAGTGGCTGCAGCCACAAACCGGTGTAACAACCGCAATCGAAGAAATCACAAACGTACACGCCTAAGCCAATTCTCTCAGCAAGTCACCCGTCACTTGGAAGGAAATGAATTTCTAACCTCACTCTTTCCCCCGTGAGGCCGTTCCTAATCATCACAAAACTCGAGTGAGCAATCGAAGTAAGGATTCTTCCAACGCGTTATACGGCAATCCATCTCACGGCATGGTTTTATCTATGGAATATCTAAGTTGCTCGGTCCGTTGGGTCTGCTGTGCGTAAATGGTCGTTTACCCTTGCGATGGTTACCGTGATGGTAAGCGTCGTTGTCCTAAGCCTGCATATCGTAACTGTGAGTGCTCAGGCGACGGCGACGATTTCTGGCACGGTTAGATGTGGCGGTGGTTGCGGCTCATCCTATGGAAACCCGATAGACGCGGCGGGCTTTGTTGTGGCGAAGAGAACTGATCTCCCAGAGCCTTTGGTGAATGCTTCTTTTACTGCTGCTGATCACGGCCAGTACGAGCTTGTGGGCCTACCGCCGGGAGTGTACAATCTGTACGCTTCAGCGGTCGGCTATACGACTGTCCTTGGCGCAATAGGCGTGTCCGTCCAACCAAGTAGCCACTACTTCTATGACATTTACCTTCAACCATGTGCGGGATGCGGTCCTGTCCCAGAGTTCGGATCTCAAAGTATCGCAGTAATTGTCGCGATTACCGCGGTGATGGCTACGACTCTGATCCTGCGCAAGGTACGCCGCAAGACGTCCTAAGATTTCCGGTGTCCACGTGACGGGCGTATATTTCTCGCCTCACTCTTTCATGGTGAGGTCCCGTTCCTACTCATTGTCGTAATTGTCAGATAGTGAAGGGCAGATGGTATGACGCCGTGGACCAACCATGCCGAGGTTGAGATGTATGCGGCCACGAAATGGGACGCCCTCAACGTTTCAGCGGGCGTTCCTTTCGCCAACCAGGTCGCGTTTGACACTTTCATAGACGGAATCTTGATTCCTCGAGCTCAAAGTCACATCAACCGCTTCTGCAAACGTGACTTCGACGTCGACTTTCCAAGCGCGATTCCGCCAGCTATACAGGATGTAGCGGCGAGGGCTACCGCGAATATGATTCAGTACATGGTCAGCAACAAGATGGGCCCCCTGGTCCACGAGACCATGTTCCAAATCTCAATCCCCGTTCAGGCGGTGATTCCCAAGGATCTGCAGGACCTGCTCACGCCTTGGATCAAACGTTACCCCTACACTGCGTCGACCCCCTATCGCAGTGATAAAATCGTAGACGATTGGAATGAGCCAACCCTCACCCAGTGACCAGATGGTCCCCTTCGACCCATTCGGGCCATACGTCGTGATTATGCGCGATATCATGACCGGCCGTCTGTTCATGCAGATGACGCTACCAGGTCCCGACATCAGGGTTACGCGGTGGAATTGCATCTGCCACCCGGAACTCAACTACAAGCGCCCGCACTTCACCTGCCTGGCATTCTGCCGAATCAAGAAGGCTGCCCAGGGCAAACTTCCCGCTACCATACCCGTCAGCTGGTACCGGATGTACATTCACCTGGGACGACCGCACGCAGCCTTCAAGGATTGGCTGCTTCGAAAATTCGTGTTCCCGATAGCTGAGTGGTTAGCGAACTAACTTGGTGGAGCGTGTTTTGTTACCATTGATCATTGAGCTCATTCTGGCAGTCGTTCTCTTCCTCGCAGCCATGGTCGTTTTCGTTGTTCTAAGCGCCCTCATCGGCTTCCTGCCCGCCATCATCGCCGCTGTCGTTGTCTGGTTGCTGTCGCACAGCCTGCTCTATGCAGCTGTGGCTTTCGTGGTTGTGGCGTTCCTTTGGGCTCTCGTGAAACGGAAGTGACCTCAAGTTGAGTACACCTCGAGAGAGCGTCCGGGCGGCCTTCGTGGCGGTCCTTACAGCCGCGAACCTTGGTGTCACGATCTATGCCCGTCTACCGTTCGAAGGGGGCGACGCTCGAAGCGTGTTCCTCAGCATTGTTTCAGGGACCAGCAAAAGCCCAGGTGTAGGCATGTATGGTGCGGCGCCGAGTGGGGGTACGGGCGTGATGGGCCGCGCAGTCATGGACACGTACCGGCTGCAGGTGGATTGTAACTTCGACGATAGGGAAGGATGCGCCGAACTAGCCGACGCGGTTGAACAGGCGATCTGGGAAGCCCACGACGACCTACGAGACAACCACGATATTCACGGCCTACAGAAAATTCTCGACGTTGACGCGTTGGCGTTAGGCCAAAGCGTTCGAATGCCCGTTCTCACTCGAGAAGCCAGAGTCATCCAAGACTACACGTTCTGGACCCATCGTCAGCTGGCGTCTTGACTTGGGGATTAACGATTGGCCTCGTTGCCCGCTTTGTGAAGCTGAAGGAAAATCACGGCACATGAATGTGTTCGTTGATAGAGAGACCCTCGCATTGCATCTGCGGCTCTGCCACGGCTTCCTATTTCCTGACCAAAAGTTAGACAGTTGGCCAACCTAGCATGGGTGAAATTGTCCGGCGCACGAAAGGCGCCCTGAAGCAGTTCGGGTTCCTAGCACTAATCATCCTAGTGTTCTTGGCCTTCTACGGGGCCCTGCCTCAAGCCGTGTTCACCGAACAGGCAACGGCGACGCAAAGTCCCATCTACGTCTACGAGATGGTTTCAGCTAAGACGGTCTATTACCGCTTCATCACCGTGGAGCTCGAGCATCCCGCGAAAGGGGCGCAGGTCACAGTTTCAACTTGGTTCTGGCTGCACGTCTCCGTCCACATCTACGTCAACGGGGCCGAGATCGCGCAGGTCAACACTGGCGATAGTGGCAGCGCGAACTTCTACGCGCCCTTTCCCGAACCGTTGAGTTCGTTCACTGTTGAGGTCTGGGCGCACAACATGCTTCCACTCCCAGATGATTTCCACGCAAACATCGTACTCTTCCCAAGCTGATGGCAGATGCGCGAGCTCCCGAAGGCGTTGAACGCCGACTGGCAGCCGTGGACCTGGCACTTCTACCAGGCCCAGGAGGGAAAGCCGACGGTGTACATCAACGACGGAAACGACCTGCTCTCCCTGGGGAGACATACCATCGACCAGGATGGGACCGTGCGGCCAAGCGTACTCTGCCCAACATGCGGCTTCCACGACGACGTCAAACTCCTGGGTTGGGAAAAATAACTGTCCTTCAGCATTCAGATCATATCGGATACGGTGACACCGAAGCTAATCAAGAGCGTCGCCTTGATGCAGCAAGCAATCGCGAGCGCGCTTGATGAGGCCGGCGCCGAGATGGAGGCCACGGCCAGGCAGATAGTTCCCGTTGATACCGGCTTCCTGCGAAGCACCATCTACCACAAGGTAGACCCCACCGACCTCACCTTGGAGTTGGGTGCCATGGCCGACTATGCACTCTACGTTGAAATGGGGACCAGGTTCATGACTGCGGAACCATACATTCGCCCAGCCTTCGACCAGGGTGAACAGAAACTTCTCGACAACCTGGTGCTTGGCATCATGGCAGGGTTCGAGTAGTCTTCCAAGTCACAGTCTCGTTGAGACCTGACGGAGCGTGAACAATCTTTGGTAAAATATGATGGTGATGAGGTTGAAGTCCGCATAGGAACAAGTGTATCCAACGTTACCACAGCCCCCGTGTTGACCAACCTTGAGAGCGTCTCATGGAACGAGGATCCAGGCATCGTCGAAGTAGCCGTAGGCATCGGGTCGCAGGAAACCGAAGTTCATGACAAACTCGTCAAGTATGCAGGCACACTTACACGATGGCATGATGAGCTCTCTGTGGTCTCAGGCGGAACTGGTACACTTGCAAAGAACGTGGGTGCATTCACAAATCCCAAAGTGCCGCTGTGGATTCAGGTTAAGAACAAGACAACCAGCCGCACGGTCACATTGAACAACTGCCTCGGCAAGTACACAAACGACCTCAAGAGCCCTGATGGGTTCCTGATGGAAACCTGGGACTTCAAGTTCAACACGGCGACCGAGTCGCCTAGCCCATAGAATTTCTAGCTGATTTTTCGTCGGCTAGATTGGAGAGATGGAGATATGGAGAAATCTACCTTAGCGAAAGCAGACCACAAGCCCCCCAACACTATTTCTTCCGGCGCAACTCCGTCTAGCGGTAGCCCCGACCTGCAATTCCTCGTCAGCTTCGGCGCCGTGATCAGCTGCAGGCTTGGGGATGTGGAGCGGATCCGCAGCCTAATCCAAGGGACCGGTGGACGAATCGTATTCCAAACGGTCAGCAACGGACCCCTGTTTCTGTTTCGTGCTGGCCAGGTGGAGAGGGCCCTGAACGGTGATCTTTCAGCGCTTGCTGAGATTCACGGAAAGAAAACAAGAAGGAGTGAGAAGATTTGAGTGAGAAACGGGAAGCAATCCTGGAAGCTCGAGCGCAGAACAAAAAACTGGCCGACCTCATCACCAAAGGCACCAATTACCATGAACCCGTCGAAGTCAAAGGCATAGACAACGAACCACACAAGTTCGAAGTCTCGCCCATGTCCGACGCAGACCTAGCAGAGCTCCTGCAGTCAACGAACGTGGACTTGAAGGATATCGGCAACAAGGAGAAGATGGCGGCGAATATGCAGTTCCTTCAGAAAGGCGCCGGCATCGTTACCGGTGTCCCAGATGTGGCGAAGGCTTTGATGCCCATGGAATCCCTGAAATTGATTTTGAAGTCGTTCGAGCTCAGCGGCCTGACAGGGATCCCAAAAGGCGCCTGAGTTCTTTCGCAGAGGGATCCGTCTACTCGGCCCCTCTCGAGATCCTAGTATCCGGGTTCGGATATCGGCTGTCTGACTGCATGGACGAGCTCACCCCCTTGCAGCGAAACTGGCTGCTTCTGATTTGGAAGAAACAACATCCGAGGAAGTGAACTGATTGAGCGTTAGCATTGGCAGCATAGTCATGACCATCCGCGCCATCGACGAAGCGTCTGGCGTGATGGGAAAGATTTCTGCCTCCATGGGCCTAATCGGCATGGAGCTCGAGACCCTCGGCCCAGGCTTCGCGCAACTAGGTCAAGTCATCCAAGGCTTCGCCGTGGGCGGCCCAACCGGTGCGGCGATCGTGGGCATCGGCGAAGTCGTCAAGGGCTTGCAGGACAGCGTTACAGCTGCCGGCAACCTGCAGACCGTGTGGGGCAACCTGCAATCGGTCATGCATTTGACCGGCGACGCATGGACCACGATGAAGACTCAGGTCGACGCCCTCGTTGAATCCTTGCGAACAACCACAACCTTCAGCGACACCGACCTGATTGGTGCCTTTCAATCATTGATCACCTACGGCATGAGCTCCGCCCAGGCGATGCAGGGGCTGTCTGCTGCTGTGGAACTCGCGGCAGCCAAACACATTGATCTCACCACCGCAGCCTCAGCGCTCGGAAAAGCGTTTGACGGCAACGCCATGCTGCTTCGCCGATACGGCATTGAAGTCGCCACAGTAACGCAAGAGACCTCCTTAGGCACTGAAGCAATCAAAGAGATGGGCGTCAACCTACTAATCGCCACGGGCCCGCAGCTCACCGCCTTCACGGCAGCCATGGCTGATGCCGGTTTGGCGGTTCAGGATTCCACGGGGAAGATGTTGGGCCACGCGGCCATTTTGAAAGAAATAACCGACGCTTGGAAAGGCGGGACGATTGACGCTACCCAGCTGTCTGCGATTGTGGGCGCTCTCGGTATCAACTTCCAAAGCAGCAAAGCACTAGCGATGGACTACTCGCTCGTTCTCGCAAAAGTGAACGACCAGTACGGCGGAGTCGCCCAGGCCCAGGCAACCACCTACGCCGGCCTCCAGGTACAACTAGGAAACGCGGTGCAAGTCCTCGGTGAGAAGATTGGCACCATACTCCTGCCGGCCTTGACGTCTATTCTGCAAGCAATCATTCCGATGGTTGATGCTTTCACGAACGCCGTCCCCGCGATCGAGGCGTGGATCGCAGCGATTGGCAAGCTTCCTGGGATCCAGGGCACGATAAGTACCTTTCAGGGCATATGGAGCGGCCTCACAAAATCAATGTCGGACGCCTGGGATTCCGTCAAGGGCGACCTTCTGCCGGCACTTCAGCAATTGCAGGACGCCTTCAACCAGCTCAACGTGGCCCTGCAACCTCTCTGGGATGCCTTCAACGAACTGTGGAAAGCCATCACGGGATCCAACAGCGACTTCAACCTGTTCAAAGCCATCCTGGAAGCGATCGTTCTCGTCATCAAAGGCCTCACTGTCGTGGTTCAAGTATTGACGCCAATCATTCATCTCATCGCGGACGCGTTCAAGGCAGCCGCAGACTTCCTGGTCCCAATCCTGACGGCAATACGAAATGCGGTCGGGGGATTCTTCGACTGGTTGATGAAGGGATTTCAAGCCTTCTACGACTGGCTGGTCGGCCACTCTCTCTGGCAGGACCTGTGGAACGCCGTTCTCAGCGTGGTCGCGGATATCGGCGGCACCTTGAAAACAATTTTCGTTCAAGCCTTCTCGTTGTGGACTGATGTCTTCAACATTGGAACAGAGACCATCAAGAACATTCTAGTCACGGGATTCCAGGTCGCCTTCACCACGGTTCAAACCGTGGTGGCGGGCGCAACGGCCGTGCTGAAGTCCATCTTCCAGGGCTTCGTTGACATGCTAAGCCCAGCCCAAATGACCTGGGACCAACTCGTTGCCGACGTCATGAACGCCACAAGCAACATGAAAGGAACGGTCAGCGACTTCCTCTCCTGGTTGGTGTCTTACTGGAAGACACAGGTCACTGCGGTCGCAACCTTCACGGCCGCAGAACTTCAGATCCTTCAGGGCCTCGTAACGGCCTCCTCGGCGACACTGCAGGCCACGTGGCAGTCGATGTTGGACAGCATGGTCTCTTCAACGCAAGCCGCATTTCAAGTCATGGTCAATGACATCTCAAGCCAAGTGAACGCAATCGTCGCCACCCTCGAAGCCGCCAAGGCGAAAGTCTCAACGCACTCCATCTGGCCGGACATGCTGGCTGAAATGGTTGCCCAAACCCACGCGGGGATGGCAGCGATCCAGGGAGAGTTCGCGGCGGGATTTGAATCCCCTAGTGGAATCATCCCGAGAATTCAGGCAGGTGGCCAAGCGGCCCTCGCGGCCACCCCAAGCGTTGCGCCGGCAGCCGGCGCCCAGGGAAGCCAAGCCATCACTCTGCCCATCATCGTCAACCTGGATGGCCAGCAGATTCAAACTTTCATGGAGAAGCGCATGGTGGACACGCTCCGGCAGAACGCCGGCCGAAGCAAAAGGTCGGGAAGGGTGTAATGAATGGCTGGCGTACTGAGCCTGAAAACATCGGGCGCGATTCTGGCTGAAACTTGCGAGAGCTACCCGAACGGCTGGTCTGCTGCCACTGACGACTATGGCAGTGGCGCGGTTGTGTCGCCTGGGCATAGTGGGAGCTACGGCTTCCAACTCGCCGACGCCGCCAGCGTCCTAGCAGGCGCGTACATGCGATTGTACAAGAGCGTAGACCTCAAAACCGGGTCAACTAGAATAGCTCGTATCTTTCGGGCCGCAGGTACGCTAGTAACATTCAGCTACGCGCAGAATCCTTTCACTGGCGCCACGATCCCGCAGCCAGTGAACTCTGCCTACTACACGACCACTATCACCAGCACCGATGGCGGTGGGCAGTACGAGTACATGATCTACGACAAAGGAAGCCTTGGTTTCATCATCCTCGAATTTAATTGGCCTGTGGTTGGTGAAACAACTGGCCACATCTACATCGACACCTACAACAGCAGCGGCGCTGGCCTTGAGACGCGGACCGATTGCGGACCAATTCCAAGCGGCTCACACGTGTACGAGGTTGTTTGGGTATCAGGCAAAGTAACGCTCTACCTGGATGGGTCCCAGATTGGTTCCACCAGCGACGCTTCAATCCCCACTCCCGGTACGTATCCAGGCACTCCCGGGCCGCAAGGCGGCGGATACACAATCGCCTCTTGGAGTTATTTCGGCTCCATCGGCGCTGTTTGGAATGCAAGCTGCACGCTAGGATCCCAGACTCTGCTAGACTACGACACTACAACCGGCACCGGCACCGTCGACAACGGTTTCTATGATACCGGTTGGGTTACGGTGACGCCCACCGGCGTGCAGACTGTTGAAATGAAGCTTAGGCTGTATTCGGGAGGCCTCTCGCAATATCCAGCGGTCATAGTCACCGCAATCTTCGACGATCTCATCATCATGGCGGATTCCCAACTCACAATCAGCGGCCTACTGGCCGGCATGAAGGTTGAACTTCTCGACGCAGGCAACGTTGTGCACGGCTCAGTGACGTGCCCGGTGACGAATCAGGACGTCTACATTACGGGCATAAGCGCACTCATCAACACTGCCTATGGTTTTTCTGGCTACTTCAAAGTGTACAACGTAGACGGGACCACGCTGATTCATACGACTTCGCTGGCGCCGGTTTGGGGCGGCGACGTGTGGCAGTGGGTCCCGAATCAAACAATGATTTCGACGAGTACCACAACCACGCAGATCTACCGCGCCGGCAGCGGGCTCTCCCCGGGCAGCGCTGTTGTTACGGCCACTCTAACGGACCCATCTACCGGCAACCCAATAGTCGGCTTGACTCTCACGCTGACAGCGGTTCTAGGGACCTGCAGTCCTACAAGCGGCACCACTGACGCGTACGGGAAGGTGACGACGACCTACACGCCTGGCTCGAGTGGTGGCCTGGGCGGTGTTTGTGCAAGTTACGCGGGCAGTTCAACTTACAGCGCCTCTCTAGGGCAGCAGCTCATCGACATCTATTACGGGCAGATAGTTCCAGACGCCTCGAAGGACTTTCAGGTCTTCCTGGAAGGGCAGGAGCTCGTGGTTGCCACCGGGAACTACAAGCTGTCCGCTGACTTTCTCCCTCAAGCCTTCACCCTCGTGAGTCCGCAGCTGAACACGCCGGTTGGGGGATGGTGGTATGTTGCCATCTATCGTCGTGGAACATTGGAGTTTTCCGGCCGGATCCTAACCCGTGACCGCGTAGGGGGCGCAACGCCGCAGCTTACACTCACAGGTCTCGACGAGAAGGTGATGCTGCAACGGCGTGTGGCCAACCACATGTACCTCGACGACCCGAAGAACATCATCACGGACCTGCTTACTCGCTACCCCTGCGGGATCACCGCGGGAAGCATCGCCCTATACGGATCCTCAATTCTTCTGCCGGCAACATACGAAAACCTGTACGACGCGTTGATGCAGGTCGCCAATCTCACAGGCTGGGTATTCCGCCTCAACGCCAATCGGACACTTGACTTCGCTTCAACCTTCGGCACGATCAAATCGATCACGATCGCTTCCGGTGGCGGGGAAGCTTCGGCGGACCATAAAGAGGATTGGAGTAAGATCGACACAACGATCTACGTGATCGGGAGCGCGGCAGCCGCTTCACTTGTCGGCACATCAACTGACGCCCTCGCCACGCTCGGCTACGGCTTAATTGAAGAAGTGTTCCTGGAGAAGAGTTTGACCACGCAGGGTACAGTGGACCTTCGGGCGCAAACCCTCCTTGCCACAACCAAGAGCTTCATTGAAACCATCACGCTGAACTGGATTGATACCCTGGCCACCGGCGCCTACGGGCCGTACGATATCGTCACCGTCACAGACAGCGACCTGAACCTGTCAGGGACCTACGTGGTGAACACGATTCAACGCGACTTAACCGACGCGAACAAAGTCTCACTCGCTTTGACCAATCGCCCCCTAACGATCGCTGACGCCCTTCAAGCTGTTCGCGCAGTCGTCAAGGATTTGGCGGTGTCCTAGGCATGCAGGTTCAAGGCTTGACGCTTCCCCAGGTGGAGCTCATGCGCCGGATCAGCAGCCTCCTGCTGGGCAAGCAACCCATCTCAGGCCGAGGCATGGAGTACACGCGGCAGCTGGCCACAAACGGTGACACCTGGGAAATCAACGGTCTCACCGATCGTGTAACCCTAGAACAGCTCTTCGCAATCCCACACCATGGTTCGGTCTGGGTTACAGACCCTGACCGCGGAAACTTCCACGCAACCCTCGAAGTGGTAGCTGCCTGGGTTGCAGACGACGCCCCAGAGCTCGAGCGAACCGCTTAGTCACCACTCCCCGATTCCCATTCCAATTAAGTGTAGAATGAATCCCTCAAGCGTGTCGCTGCGTTTCCTCTGCACAGGATTGACTGCGTGCCTATTCTCTTCCCGCAATCGTTCGATTTCTTCGAGAGTCGGCTCAGGAACTTCAAGGATTACTCTCAACACCATCGCTTCGTCAGGTTTCGTCGCTGCCTTCCCAAAACCATTGTGGTCACGCCGAAACGCGAGACAAAAACACTTCTGCGAGGTGATTCTGAAAATGAAACCAGCATTAGAACTTCGTGAGCACGCCAACTGGCACCCAGTCTGGACCATAGACCGCTTCCAAGATGAGGATGGGGAAGTCGGCAAACTTTCGAAACGAGGCATGTCCATTCAGCGTTTGAATCACCTGTTCGCGGAGCAGTATCTGGGACGCTCAAGATACAAAGGTAACATGCTTCTGAACGCAGGCATCAACGTGGCTTGGGGCCTGATCTGCGGAGCGGGCGGAACAGCCTTCGACAACACTCACGCGTACATTGGTGTCGGTGACTCGTCGACCGCAGCAGTGGCAACACAAACAGGCATTCAGGCTGGCTCGAACAGGCTGAATGTGGCCATGGACGCGACGTATCCACTCGCGGCAGCTGCACAAGCAGAGGTTTGGCGTTCAACCTTCACCAGCGCACTCGCAAACTTCGCATGGAACGAGATCGTCGTTTCGAACGCTAACGATTGGACTCACGGTCTGAACCGGCTTGTGCAGACAATGGGCACGAAGGCGTCCGGGGCCACGTGGGTTGCGAGTTTGACGATAACGTTGTCGTAAATTTTCTTCGCTGAGTTTTCTTTCCTCTCAGCACGCTGACCGCCTGAAAGAGTTGTATGTGAATGCCCTACACTCAAACGCAAAGCGAAACTAGCCGTAGGCATGCTCTCCAATTCTTAGCCGTCTTAATCGCAGCCGTAGCCTACCAGCGAGCCTCCGGCGTGGTCCACGAGAAATCGTATGAGGACCTTCTCTACGCAATGATTCGTGGAGAAATCGTCATCCGCGGCGCTTCAGGAATCACGTTCGTTCAGGGACCCGCAAAGGGAGTGTGGAGTAGCGGCAGCAGCTGGACTGTTACTATGGTGTCCACGCCGACGAACGGGAACGCTATCGTTCTCTGCATTGGTATGGAAGCTAGTGGTCAGCTTATCAGCAGCGTTACGCAGACTGGGGTTACTTGGACTGGTTCAGGAACCGGGAAACAAGTCGGCAACCTCTATGGCGCCTCTCACGATAGCGAAATTTGGTTGGGGGTTGTGGGCTCAGGGGCCGGCAAAGTCATTACCATAACCGCAGCGGCTGGAACGGTCTATATGGCTGTCGCTGACGCGTGCGAGTATTCGGGCGTTGCGACCACAAGTTTCCTGGACAAGACCGCCGTCAATGGTGGCACCAGCGGAACTTCGACGACGGGTACAACTGCGGCTACAACGCAGCCAAATGAGCTTCTGATAGGCAGCATATTCGCTTACTACGGTTCTGCTGCTGTCACTCAATCGGCTCCGACTAATTCGTTCACGTTGCGCGACGGAGTGAACCAGTCAAACGCGAACGGCGATTATTCTATGGGGTACTTGGAGCAAATAGTCTCCAGCACTGGGGCCTACAGCTCTGGGACAACCAACTCGTCGACCAGCGCACGTTGGTCCGCCTGCATTGCCACATTCGTATCCGCCGCTATCACCGTGAGTGCTTCAGACTCGGGTTTAGGCTTGGAAGCGCTAACGAGTTCGGTGACCTTCGGTGTTTCTGATTCAGGCAGCGGCGCAGACAACCCCCGTGAAGAAATGGATTACCTCGACAATGCGATTGGCGGCGAAAACCCCATCATTCCCTGGCTGCAAATTTCCGACAGCGGCACGGGTAACGAAGCCGAGGCTTCCTCGGTGACATTCAGCGTTGGTGATGCTGGGTCCGGCCTTGACAGCCCAGCTGAATGGATGTACTACAACGACCAGAGCAACCGTATCCACGTCCCGGGTGCGCCTGTGAACGTTTATGATGCGGGTGCAGGTGCAGACGTTCTTAGCTTACAGATCCAAATCACCGACGTTGGCTCAGGCGCTGACGTTACAACGTTCACGTTCGATTTAGCGGATTCCGGTTTCGGTTCGGAGTATCCAACGCTCCAAGCAACCCTCGCACTGAATGATGCTGGGCTAGGGAGTGAGACGTCCGATCTTCAAGTGACCTTCTCCGTTGGTGATGCTGGTTCAGGTGACGACGAACCCGTCGAATGGATGTTCGCAAGTGACCAGAGCAACCGCATCCACATCCCTGGGTGGGTATTCTGGAGTGATTATGGCTCAGGTGCAGAACAAGTTCTCTTACAAGTCACATTCGAAGTTGACGACGTATGCAGTGGAAGCGAAATTCCAGGGACCACCATAAGCCTCTCAGACGTTGGCAGTGGGTCAGAATTATTCGCTTATTATTCGCTATTCTCTGTGAACGATGTTGGAAGCGGCCTTGAGGTCCCCACTTCTACCGCAACATTCGGCGTATCCGATGTGGGTGTTGGCTTCGAGATTTTCGGTAAGCGGTTCACCATTGCCGATTCAATGCAAGGCGACGAGCGCTTCGCAATCCGCCTGTTGAAATCGGGCCGCTTGCAATACACGGTTAGGCTCACTGTAACTGAGACCGCGTTCGACCCCGCAGCTTACGATCCGTATTCATACGAGTAGGTGACCATGGATGGTTTTATTCGGGTCCACAACGTTGCCCCATGTCCTGGAAGTGCAGCGTCAGCAGCCGCGCATCAAGCAGGAAGTCCCGCTGCCAGGCCGAAGCTTCGCCTATCGGAAGGACCGCGGCGGCCTCGGGGCGCAGTTCACTCTCAAAGGCGCAATTCGTCCCACGAGCCAGGCAACCAGGGACCTGATCGCAGGCCTAGCCGACGGGACCGCTAGGATCCTTGACTTGCAGGAGGCCACGTTGACGCTCCTGGAGAGCTGCTTCCGTTACCAGTCGGGGCCCTCCTGGACGGATTACACCGCAGAATCACAAAGCACGCTTGAGACGCCGTTCCCTCTCCTGGGCTCCACAACGGACTACGGGTACTTTGGCCACCGCGAGAAATTTAACACCCTCACCTTCGCGCTGGCAGTGTTAGGTACCTACGGGGCGTTCACCTGGGAGTACAGTCAGGGATTCGGCGCTTGGAGAACCCTCACCATCGCGGCCGATGGCACAAGTGGCTTACACCAGAATGGCGCCGTCACCTTCACGCCGCCCAGCGACTGGAAGCAGGACACGGTCAACTCGATTGCCAACAAGTTTTGGGTTCGTGTTCACCCGGCCAGCGTTACAACGCCGGCTACCATCTACAATATTCAACTGAACAACGTCTTCCAATGCATCATGGTGGATCCCAACTTCGACGAAACCGCCGACGACTACAACGAGATCCCGTACACGCTCACCCTGTTACAACAAGAAAATCCATAGAAGCCAGTGAGCACTAAGGCAAGCAGCAACAGGAGTTACAAGTATTGAAGGTAAGGGTCTCCCGGGATGAGGTGTATCCCGTCTTTGTAGTCGCACTCAATCAGGAGAAATATGAGTTTGATGTCGAACTCACAGAAGAGGAGTCTAATTTTGTCCAGAAAGCGAAGCAGGATTTCGACAAAGCGCAGGACATCCTCGCGCAGGCCTATGAAAAGGCCCAGCAGGCGTTGAAACCATAGATGGGCATCACACAGAAGCCTAGCGGCACGATCACCCGGGACGACTACAACAACCTCGTCACCTACCTCGGCGGCCCTTCAAGCAATAACTCTCTCTTCGACGATGACCTGCGCATGAACACGGCTGCCAAAGGCCTGGTCGTTGTTACGCCTGATGGTGCGAAGAAGTTCCGGATTCGTGTAGATAACTCAGGGAACCTAGTCACTGGACAGGTCTAA